ACTTACCAGTCAACTTAACAACTTTGTTAGTGATACTGGAGGTTCATTCACAGGTGATGTTACATTCACAGGTGACGACCATAATGTAGTATGGGATAAGTCTGAGAGCCGTTTACGAGCGGAGGATGGTGCATTTTTTTCTGTAGGAAGTAGTGATGATGCTTATTTCTATCACGATTTCGGCCAAACTAATTTAGTAAACCTAACTGGTGATTTATTTATTACACAAGGTGCAAATGATCAAGATGTAGATATACGTTCAGACGATGGCAGTGGTAGTACGGCTCTTTATTTCAAAGCAGATGGATCAACTGGCGAAGCCATACTTTATCATTATGGTTCACCAAAATTAGCAACTAAATCTACTGGTGTTACTATTACTGGAACAGCGACTGCTAGTTCAGTAACAGCTTCCGATTTAACTGACAACAGGATTGTTATTGCAGGTTCTAGTGGTGTACTTGAAGATGATGCTAACCTAACATTTGATGGTACATCATTTTCTTGTACAGCAACAGGCGGTGCAACTTTCAACACGCAAGGTGGCGACTTTATTGCACAAGATAATGACGATGCAATTACAAACTTTATTTGGAGAGATCATAGTGCAAACCTTCTTTACTTGGGTGTTCAAGCAACTGCTAAAATTGTAGTACGCAGTGATATTGATATGGATGCAAGTGGTACTGCATACAATGTTGACGGTGCAAAAAGCATTGGTGTAGGCACAGCGGCAAGTGGCACAGCAGGTGAAATACGTGCAACAAATGATGTAACTGCGTTTTATTCATCTGATAGAAATTTGAAAGAAAACATAGAAGTCATTGCAGATCCACTAGGAAAAATTACTGCTATGCGAGGCGTAATGTTTGATTGGACTGACGAACATATTGCAAAACGTGGTGGGGAAGATGGTTACTTTGTACGTAAACATGATGTTGGTGTTATTGCTCAAGAAGTTGAAGAAATACTACCAGAAGTTGTAAGACAGAGAGATGACGGAACCAAAGCAGTTGACTATCAGAAAATGGTCGCACTACTCATAGAAGGTATGAAAGAACAACAAGAACAAATAAAAGCCTTGACAGAACAGGTAAATTCTATTATAACTAATAGTAGCGAGAAATAAACTATGGCACTACCGGCAACAGGCGCCCAGATATCAATGAGTACAGTTCGTACTTTTTTTAACGGACAATCAGGCATTCCTGGTTCGAATTCTAATTTGTTATTGAGTGCAACATTTGGTGCATTTATTACACCACAGGTTACAACAAATACAAAACTCAGTGCTACATTTGGCGGTTGGCAAAATGGTAATTCCACTGGTGCAAGTCCATAATAAACATCTCACCCTTGGTGTGTACAGATATATACTAAGAAATGTAAAACCTTAGGAGGTAAAACATGGCAGAGAAAAATATCGTAGATACTGCGATTATTCATCGTACAAGATATGAAATAGAAACGTTCGTGTTAGGCGAACATCCGCATCCTGCAAGACAGGCACAACTGCTTATCAATGAAATACGTAGAGTAAAAGCAGGAGTAGTTATTGAAAGCGGAGAACACGTTAAAGCCGGTTTAGAAGCTGAGCTTAAAATTTTAGAAGATATTCTAGCAGATATGAGTCAAAAACATGATGTTCCAGCATTGCTTGAAAACATTGAAACATATGAAGAGCAATATTGGGTAGACAGACTTGCCCGAATGGCGGCAATTGATATTTTGACCATTGGCAAAATCCAACCTGATCATATGAATCGTATCGCGGCTCTTAATGATACAGCCTTTGCAAACTGTGTGAAAACAACTGCAAATCTTGCCAAACTGTTAAATGATGGTGTTGTACAAGCAGAACGCCAACTTTCACAGGACATGGTTCCACAAGATATGATGTAGGTGATACATGGTAAGTGTACCTTCTACATATGTAAACAATGATGGTTATAGGATTGCAATATGTATTCCTGTAATGGATCAATGCAGTACAATGTTTACTAGAAGTTTAGCCAATCTTATGCATAAATGCGGACAGGATAGAAAGTCAGTTTCTATTCACATGCAGTATGGTAGTAACGTAACAATGCAGAGAGATGCTCTTGCAAGAGAGGCACTAGAAACATCAGCTGATTTTTTGATGTGGCTAGACAGCGACATGCATTTTCCTAGTGACACCATTGATAGGTTATTGAACAGGAAAGCAAAAATTGTTGGAGCTCCTTATACCACAAGAGTAAAACCAATTAGAAGTACTGCATTTAAAAGTTCCATGGACTATGATGCAAGATTGAATAGATCTGTAGATGGTGGTATTGAAAAAGTTGCGGCCTTAGGGTTTGGTTGTGTGCTAATTCACAGAGAAGTTTTTGAAACAATGAACAAACAAGATCCTAACGTAATGCGTAAATTAGATGTGGTAGATGCAGTCGTACATGATTATTCAGATCCTCCATGGTTCGGTGTTAAATACGATAGTAAGTCTGAGACAATGATGGGCGAAGACATTTACTTTTTTGAAAAAGCATCTAAGGCCGGATTTCAAGCATATGCAGATTTTGAACTTGCTCAAAGTATTGCACATGTAGGAAGTAAAGTTTATACTTTAAAGGACATCGAAGATGGAAACTGAACAATTAATGTGGAGACCAAACTGGAACAAACAGTTTGATATAAAACATTTAAAAGAAATTCGCGGAGAAACACCGGTATCACCTTGGCAACGAGTACTTGCAAGATGTATTTCTCCTTTTCCAAAACTGTATGTTGAAGACATCAATGACATGGAAACTGTCAATGTTATGGCAGAAGGATATGCAACCGAAGTCAGTCACATATGGGTAATCAATGAAAATTATCCTATTGCTGATGATTTTCCTTGGCATTGGAGACCAGAAGGTACAGACACAAATTATGTTTATGAATTTCCTGTAGTCAGTTATAGAAGCAAACGCCCACTAGGTTGGGACGTGGTACGTTTAGTACCTACTAGCGGTAATCCAAAAAGTGTTATTCGCAGTAGAATTATTGCTGGATATGTTGACTCAGAATTTGATATTTGCTTCATAAGTTATCATGAACCTGAAGCAGACAGAAATTTCCAAAGACTAGCAGAAAAATATCCGGAAGCCCGGCATATTAGAAACATACGAGGAATTGGAAATGCATACAAAGAAGCTGGAGCAACCAGCCAAAGTGAAATGGTATGGATAGTAGACGCAGATGCAGTAATAATGGATCACTTTCGTTTTGATTTTGTGCCTCCTAAAAGCAAACGAAAGAACACAACATATTGCTGGCGTGCCCGTAATCCTATCAATGGATTAGAATACGGCTTTGGTGCAGTAAAATTATTTCCAAGACAACAGTTGATGAAACTAGGTAACAAAATGCCCGATTTTAGTACCAGCGTAGCGTTTTTTCAACCAATTGATCAGGTTAGTAATATAACTGCATTTAACAAAGATCCATATCGTACATGGAGATCAGCTTTTAGAGAATGTGCTAAACTCTCAAGTAACATTATCTCCAACAGTAAAGTTGACGAAAATACTGAACGGTTAGATACTTGGATGAACATCGATAATGGTGCTCGTTTTGGCAGATACGCATTGCGTGGAGCCAAAGAAGGTGCTGATTATGGAAAGAAACATGCAGGAAGTCCAGACCAACTCGCAATGATCAACGACTTTGATTGGCTTAAAAAGGAATTTTTACAGTCGATGAAAAAGAAACTAACTGTTTAAGCTAGAGATCCAATCGGGGCCATTTGTATTAGAATTTCTTTTATAGATGGTCCCAATTTTTTTGACCATAGTTTTATCATACAGAATATTCTTGCTACCTGGATGTAATGGTCTAGGCCAGTTACCTATTTTAACCCAACAATAACCATCACTTTCGTTGTTCAACAATGGAACAAATTCTTCGTATACTGCAACCACAAATGTGTTGTAGGTAAACTCTTTGTTTTTGCTGGTAAAAATATGCAAAGGATGTACTTTTTGTACATCAGGCAACATGCCTATTTCTTCTTCTAATTCACGTAACAGAGTTTCAATGGGTCTTTCATCTGGTTCAGCTTTGCCTCCCCAAAATGCCCATGTTCTAGGATGTGTGTTGTTTTGACTTCTTTGCTGTAAACAAATTCTACCTGTGTCTAATGCAAGTATCAAACAACCAGATGCTTGTATCAAATGTAGATTCTCCAAAATCCTGGTTTATGTCTAGATTGCCAAGCATGTACCCAAATTTCGCCATTGAAGTAATACAACTGATTGTCGGCTGTATTGGTTACATATTGTGCAGTTGAACCATTTGCACTGGCGTCAAAGCTGACTACCCAACCAAATCCATTATACTCAATAATATCACCTTTTCCAGCAACGCTGGCCCAAACTGATGAATTGTCATTGGTTGTTTTATCAGTTAATATATATCGTTGTCCTGCGGCCGCCGCCGGCAATATTCCATCTCCTGGATAATTTGCTTGAGGATTTACAATTCTATCTACTGTGGATTGTGTGGTTGCTGGTAGTGTGTTAGTATCTATAGTAAAGGTTAATTGGTTGACATTGCCTGAATCATATGCGATAGTACCAATCACATCACTGTCATCATCGTCTGGTGTACCTGCTAAACGCAATCTAAGTTGACTGTATCCATCATTGATTCTTCCTATAGGCGCCAATGTTTTTTCCCAATCAAGTGTTTCACCTTCGCTGTCTACAGTGGTTGTATTTTGGTTTTGTAATTTTACTGTGGTTGCATCTGTGATTTCAATCCAATATTGACTTGGAGTAATTACTGTGTATGATAAACTATCATAAGTGTAACTTTTCTTTTGTTCAAATAGATCCACTTGGTCTTCGTCCATTGTGTAAAGTTTTGTTAGAATAGTGTGTATAAGTTTACTTCTGTTGAATTTTGCAGGAGGTGTTAGATACACCAAACTTCTAAATTGTAAAGTAGCAATTTCAATTACATCTTCTGTTCCAACAGGTTGTTGTCTGCTTGTAAATTGTATGTTTGTTAATTCATTATAACTTAGAGCTGTCCAATCAAACGGATTTTTACTGCTATGCAGATCAATGAGTGGATCAAACAGTATTAGCAACTGTTCTAATAGCTGTAGTTTTTGATCTGTGTTACTGGTCCAAACATCTACATTAATATCTAACATATAAGGCACAGGTGCATGTTTTGTAATTTGATATGTGTTACCAGGATTAGTGGTGTAATCTCCGGTTGCTTCATTGAAATCTTTTTCATATATTGTTTCACTTTTCTGAAACCCAGAATGCATTCTGCGTGTTGGATCCTGTTGCATTCCAGTGATATAACAGGTGATTTGCGGAACACTCAGCATTTTGTTTTCTGAATTTTCACGCATTATTGCCGCCGCCATGCGTGTTGGATCTCCGTATTTTGCTGGCACCGTTCTATATATTGGATCGCCATTATCGCCTTCGCCAATTTGTACACTAAAGTTAGAAAACATTCGTACGAATTGGATCAAGTGTCTTCTCATTTGTTTGTCATAAAAATAGTTCATTACGTTGTCTTCTTAGTTTTTGCTACTGTGTTCAATGATTGCCTTACATCAAACTCTTCATTGTTTACACTATCTTTGCCTAGTTGATTTACAAATTCATCAACTGATCCAAAAGTGTTTCTATCCCATGTGTTTTCGTTTATGTTATCATAAAGTCTAACCCATTTTGCACCACGTCTTACAAACAATCTGTTTGGATCAAAATCTGTACGTAAGAAATAATCGCCTTGATTTGGATTTGCTGGAAAACTTAATCCACTTGCTAGGCTTTCGCCGTATGCCCAATCAGTGCTAGGATTGGCATTATCTGATGTGGTATATAGATGACTGGTATCATAATTACCACCACCTGATGCTTCAGCTTCTTCAACTATCTTTTTGTTGACATCCATTTCTGCATTGTATGTGCTTACAAGACTTGCTAGACTGTTTTCATCTTCGTTGCTACCAAGTAGATTACTGTATTCTTGTGCATCATTCAATGGTGCCAGTTTAACTCTCCAAATATGTGGATACCATGTTTGTGAAAATCCTTCACTGCCACGAGCGGCATCTGTTACACTATAAAATTTTGGTATTGGTGCTTTGCTTTGATCAAGTGCTAGTTCATCTAATAGATGTGGTAATTCAACAACATCACCTGCCATCAATCTACGACCTAATTTTGAAACCATATCATTCATATGGAATGTCATAAACAGAGTATCATTGGTTAAGAATAATCCAAATTGTGATAAATCAAAGTCTGTGTCAGCAACATTGTATACACCACGTAATTCATATATGTCTGGATCATACACACGATCTCTGTTTTCTAAAAATAGTATATCCTGTACATCTAGCTCACTGATATCCGGCTCTACGTTAGTAAGGTTACCATTAGCATCCGTGGTACTACTATCAGTATACTTAGGCTGGGTTTTGTCG